GACTCTAACTTTATGAAAGCTGTAGAAGCTAATCTTAATTACCCACTAATTAATCCAAAGAGTAAACAAGTAGTTGGTGAACTAAATGCAAAAGAAGTATTTGATAAGATGGTATATGGTGCATGGAGAAATGGTGAACCGGGTATGATCTTTTTAGATGAAGTGAACAGAGACAATCATGTGAAATCTGAATACGGTGAAATGATTGCTACTAATCCTTGTGGTGAACAACCATTGTTAGGAAATGAATCTTGTAACTTAGGATCTATAAATCTAGCTAACTTTGTAGAGTCTAGAGAAGTTAGACCTTACATTAAGTGGGATGAATTAAGAACCACTATTAAAACAGCTACACGATTTTTAGATAATGTAATTGATGCAAATAAGTATGCAACTCCAGAAATAGAAAAAATGACTAAAGCCACAAGAAAAATAGGTTTAGGTATTATGGGATTTGCAGACATGCTTACACAACTTAGAGTATCTTATGATTCTAAAGAAGGCAGAAAAATTGGATCTGATATAATGAGGTTTTTAAAGACTCATGCAGATCAAGCATCAATTGAATTAGCAAAAGAAAGAGGCACTTTTCCTGCGTGGGATGATAGTGATTACGGTGAAGATGAAAAATATAGGAACGCTTGTAGGCTAACTGTAGCCCCTACAGGAACTATCTCTATGTTTGCTGACGCATCTAGTGGAGTAGAACCACTATTCTCTTTAGCATACAGAAAGATGAACATATTAGAAGGGGAGACTCTCTATTATGTAAATAGATACTTTGAACAAGATGCTAAAGAAATGGGTTTCTATTCAGAAGAACTTATGGAATATTTATCTGATGGCGGTTCATTAAAAGATAGAACAGAAGTGCCAGATGAAATAAAAGAAATCTATACAACAGCACCTGAAATATCTCCTGAAGCACATGTAGGAATGCAAGCAGCTTTCCAAGAACACTGTGACTCTGGGATATCTAAGACGATAAACTTTGCAAATGATGCTACAATAGAAGATGTGTATACAACTTACATGCTAGCTTGGAAGACGAAATGTAAAGGAATTACAGTTTATAGAGCCGGTAGTAGAGATAAAGAAGTATTAGTAACTGCACACAAATCAGAGGAGACAAATGCCCCTGAAACAGAAGAACAACTTAATTTCTTTCAAGAGATAGAAGAAGCAGACTGTTGTGTAGAACCTAACATAGTAATGGAGTCTGGTTGTAAAACATGTAAAACATGTGGGTGGAGTGCTTGTCACATAGCATAAATTCACAGTTTTAGCAAAAAATAGTATAATAATAGTAGGAGAAAAGATATGCCTATAGGTAATATGTTAAGAGACAGACAAGAACAGTATGTCGCACAAAAAGATAATGCTGGTACTTGGAGAATACTCGATACTTGGCATGAGGATTTAACTAAATTAGATCCTGAAGATGAGATAGATGATGCTAGTGAAGCAGTTACAGTCTTATCTGAAGGTAGTTTTCTAGCTTTAGTTAGAGAAGCAACAAGATTAGGGGTGTTACAAAACGCTGCTCTAATGGAGAATGACGCTTTAGCTGACCAAGTAGCAGAGTTAAAAGAAGAAAACGATAGATTAAAAATACAAATTGAGACTACCCCTGCAGTTGAAGTCACGCATGAAGAAAAAGCAGGGTTGAAACAACATGCAATAGACACAATAGCTAAGATAGTAGCTATAGATAGTGTTGAAATAACTAAGGAATAGGGTATATGAAATTAGGAGAATATCTTCCAGAAGTTCCTGAAATGGCTAAGTCCATGGGAAAACTTGGTTCTCAGATAGATATGTTTGGGGACATGATGGAATTAAGTAAAGCTGCTGGAGATACAGGTAGTGGACCAACATTCGGTGTTGATTACATAGTAAACACTTATGTAAGAAATCAACTTGCATATAGAAAACAATTAATTCAAGACTTACAAACCGTAGCGTATACTTGTGAAGAATTAAGAGCTCCTATAATGCACATTACTGGTGAGGTGTTTAGACGAGGTATAGAGTTTGAACCTTTAAAAGAAGACCCCGATGAAAGCCAATTAGACAGAATAAAATTATTTTTAGAAGACTGTAATGTTTTTGACCAAGGACTTGAAGAGGTTTTAAGACAGTTTCACTGGGACTTAAACACTGTAGATGATGCGTTTTTATATTTTGCAAAAGAATATTATGATGGGGGAGATGGTAAGTTAACTTCTAGAGTTACTGAGATTAGAAGAATTAATCCTGCACTTATAGAATTTGACTTAGACGAAACAGGATTACCTAAAAATTCACATTTCTTTTGCCCTATACACAGAGAGCAAATAAAAGAATCTCCAGAAGAATGCCCTGAAGAAGATTGTAAACAAACTTTACAACCTGCTATGTATAGATATTTATACAGAACAGAGGTACATTACTTTTTAGATACTGAGATTGTACACTTATCTAAATTTAACCCAACCGAAACTTATGGTTGGTCACCTATTTTAACAATATTTGAAAAAGCTCTAACCTTAATTGGTATGGATAGAAACTTATACAGATATTTCTTTGAAAGAAAAATGCCTGCATCTATGGTTATGGTAACCACAGATGACCCAGAAAGTTTAAAAAGAGAACGTGAAGCACTTGCTGCAAAAACAAGGCAAGACCCTAACTACATACCTATGATTGCTGTATCTTCTAGAACAAATAGAGGTAGAGTAGACATGGTAAGGCTATTCCACACACTACAAGAGATGGATTACTTACCAGTAAGAGCTGAAATACGGGAGAGAGTATCTGCTATATATGGTGTATCACCAGTATTCCAAGGAGCACCTGACTCATTTGGTGGATTAACGCAACAAACTTTACAATTAACAGTAATGAGTAGGGTTGTTGAAAGAGACCAAAGACAAATCATGGAAAAGATATTTGGGGCTATAGTAGATAATTTTGGTATTACAGATTTTAAAATGGTTCTACCAAACCCAGAAGAAAAAGCAGAGGCTACACGAATTGCTCAATCTCAACAAAGAGCAGCCATAGCTAACCAAATGTTAAACATGGGCTTTGATGTAGCACTTAATGGCAATAAATTAAAGATTGATGAGCTTGACTTTGTGGTGAGTGGGGATGCTGTTCCTACAGCTAAACTACAGGGAGAACAACAAGCGTTGGCTCTTGAACAAGCTGAAATGCAAGTTGCTCAAGCCCAAGCAATGCAAGAAATGCAAGCTGAACAAGCTGGTCAAGAGGCTGGTCAAGAAGCTCCTCAAGAACAGGGTACAGATGAAATGCCAAAGGATGAAAATCCAGAGGAAGAAGGTTCACGAGAAGAGCCCATTGAAAATGCTGTAACAGATATACCTGAACGAATAGCTAATATAGAATCTAAAAATATTAAAAATCCTGACTTAAGAAAAGGTGTGACTACATCCACATGGATTGATAGTCTAGCAGAGCAAGGTTATCAGTTCCCTATAATTAAAGAAGTGTCTGCAGATGGGCGACAAATATGGTTTTCTAATGGTGGAGAAGAATATGTAGGAAACTTAGGAGGCTCTGGTATTAATAATATAGAAAAGGCTTACTTTGGAAACCCAGTGTTCTCTGAAGCAGGCGGTAAAAAATATGTAGGTGACCAGTATCAATATGAAAGTGGGGATGGAAGTTCTAAACCTAAAGCTGTAAACGTAGAGCGATATGATGATGAGGACGATGACTAATGGCTAAGAAAATTAAATTTTCTCCTAAAGATACTAAGTATTCTAAACTGCCTAAGTCAGCAGCACCAAAGTCACCTAACGAACCAGATGAATATGAAGACCATTCTTATAGCCATAGGGAAGTACGACCCGATGGTGCTACAGTGTACTACTATGATAATGGTGTAAAAGCCATACATCATCCTAAAAAAACTGGTTCAGATTATCACAGAAGAGCTTCTAAACATCATTCCGAAAAAGCTCAAGAATTTATTGATGCTAAAAAAACTGAAAGTGCTTTGTCTCATCTTAAAGCAAGGGTAGGGCACAGATTAGCAGCAAAGAAAAAAGAAGATGAAGAGTCTAAAGTAGATAAATTATACAAAGACTTTGGAGGGGCAGATTCAGGAGCAGGAGATATAGTGGCTGTTTCATCTGACCCCGGTATATTTACAGAAACTTATAGTGGTACTAAATCAAAAAAGAAAAAGTCTAAAAAAGATAAAGTAGAAGAGAATAAAGAAAATAAAAAGAAAGCAAGTGGTCCAGATAAATTAGACAAGTGGTTAGAGGACACCCAAGAAAAAACTTTGGATTTAATGTCAATTACTAAAACTGATGCTAAGAAATATGATTTAGGACGCACAGGCGGTCTTACTCCTGACGCATCTATAAAAACTTCAGAAGAAGAAAGAGATGTAGAGGAGTTTATGGAGACTAGAAGTAAGAACGCAGAGAACAGGGTTATGGGCATAAAGGAAACTAAGAACGGTGATATAAAAATTGATGAGTCTATCCACCTTTCTAAGACACAACAGTTTAGTAAATATGTAATAAACTTAATTAATGATGTTCGTCTTGACTTACAAAAAGAAGATGCTAAAGAAAATGAAGAAGAAGAAGTTATGTATGAAGATGGCAGAGATGAATTAGATAGACTCAGACTTGAAGAATTACTTGACAATCTTACTAAAATGGAAACTGATTGGTCAAAAAGCAAAAAAGATGATAAACTAAATAATATGCCTTTTTTAGGTAGTTATAAAAAGTCGGTAGAGGGTAGGAGAGAAAATCCTCCACCACAAGTAGAAAAGCAATATGGGGCAAAAAGAAGCCCTAGACCTGACCCAAATGGGTATAGGAATCCACCAAACAGGAGGGTTCCAAAGGATTAAGAGGAGAATAGCATGACAACATTCGTCATTCCAGAAGAGGCAAAGGAAGAGATAGTAAAGAGAAAAATGGCAGGAGCAACATGGAGTGCTCTATCAAGATGGGTAGAAGATAGATGGGGTGTAGCAGTTCATAGAACTACACTACAAAAGTGGTATGATAGAGAAGTAGAGTTACTCGATGAACAACAGTCAGAAGACATGGACGACATGCAAACAGACTTCACACCTGAAGCACATGTTAAACTGGCTAAGAAAGTAGAAACTTACAAAGCAGAATCTAGATATTGGAAGAAAGTTGCGGAAGCAGCTATCAAAAAAGATGCTAAAGAAAACCTTCTTATAGATTCAATTAAAAAATTTACTCCTTCATATAAAGAAGTAAAGAAGTACAAACGCCGAAAACCTACAGGCAAAATAAAAGGCGAGAGCACACAGTCTATGATTGCCCCTCTTACAGATACACACATTGGTGACAATGTAGAGTCTGACCAAATGCTCGGGTTAAATGGTTACAATATAGATATATTTAATAAAAGATTATATGGCTGGGCTAATCAAATTATTACCCTAGCAGAACTTAGGCGTAATTCCGCAGACGTTGGAGAGCTTATAATCCCAATGCTAGGGGATATGATTAGTGGAGACATCCATGAAGAGTTAGCACGAACCAACAATGACCACTGCATGGGGCAAATGATTAGAGGAGCTAATCTTATTTCACAAGCACTTATGCTCATAGCTCCACACTTTGATAAAGTAAGAGTTGCATGTGTAGTGGGTAATCATGGTCGTATGACTAGGAAACCTCCTATGAAAGATAAATACATGGACTGGGATTACATGTTGTATCAGTGGATTGCTGTATTCTGTCAAGAGCAGAAAAACATAGAGTTTCATATTCCAAAGTCTTTTATGACTACAATCAAAGTATGTAACAGAGATATCTTATTAGCACACGGAGACTTTATTAATGGTGGTGGAAGCGGTACTGCAATCAGTCGAGGTGTAAATAACATGCGAAATGTTATGGCATTTAGAAAAGGATTAGTAGATGAAATGCATCAACTACAAGACAATGCGTTGGAAAATATACCAGACAAGTTTGAATCAGCATTACTTGGACACTTTCATAGAGTAGATGAAGTTGATATTGGCACAGGAGCTGTACACATATGTGGATGTATGAAGGGCGGAGACGAATATGCTATGCAAAGAGTGCAATCTATTAACAAACCAAGACAAATAGTTTTATATTATCACCCTAAATACGGCGAAATTGGTAAAGAAATTGTCTACTTAAACAGATATGACTCTCGTAAGGGTCAGTTCAATGACATATTACCTGATGTTTGGTCTAAAACTTTTAGCTAAATAGGTTCAAATCAGTATAATAAAGTATGGATGAAGAACTAATTATCAATACATACTTTAAACAGGCGGCTTTAAAAGCTATAGAAGCCACAGTGCGTCAAGTATTTGCCACTTCTTTGCAAAAATGTCCGTTTAAAACTGGTAGACTTAGAAACTCTGCAAGTATTATTAGTGCTAACCCAGCAGTAGGACAATTTGTAGTTGGTTATAACACAAATGACACAGCTCCTTATGCTGAATTAGTTGAAAAAGGAGGCACTGTTGCAGGACACTTTAGAAAAAGTCGTAAGACAGGGCAACCATACCCTGTTCAAAGCTATGATGTGCCCGGTAGTTTCTATTTAAGAGACGCTATAAGCGAAACTTTGAGCGGTAACTACAATGAAACAGTGGTAACTGCAAATGTAGATAGTCAAGGCTTCAGTATTACTTTATAGAAAGAGGAAAAGATGGAAGAATTAGAAATTACACAAAATCAAGAGTGGATTATAGCAAAACACTCTAGAATGGTAGGAAAAGTATTAGATTTAGTAGAGGCAGCTATGCCAGAAGGCAAACAGTGCGAAAAACTTAAAAAATTACTACAAGTTCCCCTATATGATTTTAGAAATGACATGTTACGTCTAGAAAACGGCGAAGCAGATACTGATATCGTAGAATAACGCTTATATTTTTTTATATTTATACTTAAATTAGTATAATAAAAGTGACTATAAAATATAATATTTTATATATATTGTGAACAAGGTCGGAGGTGGCTTAGACCAACCTTTTTCTGGTCGAACAAGTTTTTTAATAAACAAAACCTTAAAACAAGGAGGCTATAATGGCTGATGAAATTCTGAACAGAATTGAAAAGCACATGGAAGGTACGTCATTAGGTTTGGCGGCTCTTGCAGAAGTGCTACAAAAAATGGATGGAAGAATGGAAGCAGATGATGCTTACGCAATTGAAAAAGCAGAGCAAGAGCAGGCAGCTTATGAACACGCAGCATTGGTAAAAAACATTGCAAAATCAGTGTTAATAGAGCTATCGGACCAAGGTATGGACGTAGACGGTACAGCTATCGAAAACGTAGGAAAGCCAGACCCGACTAAATCAGCAACTGCAACACCTAACTATATAGGTGATGCTGATGACTCATCTGAAACTATAACTCCAAGGTCTAGTATTGAAGACCAACAGGCTTCAATCATGGCTGAAGATAATGATGAAGATGAAGATGGTAGAAAAAAAATGGAAAACGCTATGCACCCTAAAGTAGAAAATGCTATGAAGGATGACAAAGACGAAGAAGATAACGGTGAAATGAAAAAAGCCGACCAAGAAGAAAAAGAAGACGAAGAAAAAATTGAAGAAGCTATGGGTTTGAAAAAACAACTAGCAAACCTTCAAAAACAAATTGAAGCCCTAGACATCTCTAAGGCTGTCAAAGCAGAATCCGAGAACAGACTACGAAAAATGGGATTCAAGGAAGAGAATGGATTACAAAGACCACAATTGAGTAACAACGTGTTTGGAGCAGACGAAACTCCAATCAAGAAGGCTCAGACTGTGAACGATGTAGTCGACCAACTAACAAACTTGTCTTACAAAGAACTCAGAAAAATGCAAGAGTTAAAGAGACAAGGAATAGTAGACGGTTTGCCAGATGAAATTGCAAGCCTAGGTAACTAAACTTTTTAATAAACCAAGAAAAACGAGG